GCCGAGAATTTTCCCTTCAAACGCAAGGCGGGCGCTGCCCAGCACGTTCCTCTTGGCGATTATGGCCGACAGGAAGTAGCGGGTTGCCGGAGTGTTGGGTATTTGTGATTCTGGTTGCATTTTATGTAATTTTATTGCTAAAAAGGAATATCGAAATCGTCGTTCATCTTGCTCGGAACGGTCAAGACCTTCTGGGGGACGAACGGCTCGGAGAAGGGGTCGGATTTTGGTATGTCGCCAAAAACAGCTTCAGCAGCAGGTTTCTCTACGTGCTTGTACAGAGCGAATGGCTTTGGCTCTACATCCCTAAAAATGAAGCAATCTCCAATGAATTCACACTTCACGGTGCCTAGTTCGCCATCCCTGTGCTTTGCGTAGATTATCTCGGCCATGCCTTTTGTGGAATTTCCCATTTCGTCTTCGGTTATCCCATAATACTCTGGGCGATAAACGAAGGCCACCCAGTCAGCATCCTCCTCTATCCTGCCGGAGTCACGAAGCTCGTGCAGGCTTGGCCTCCTTGAGCCACCCTTTGTTTCGGTTGACCTGTTCAATTGGACCACGAGCGTTATGGGGATATTCAGCTCCTTGGCAAGTGCCTTGAAATCCCTTGTCATGTCACCCACCTCGTCCGCCTTGTTCGATGTCCGCTTCCCTTCTGGCTTTATCAATCCCAGGTTCTCAAGATAAATGGCCTTGACGCCCTTTGCTCGCACCCATGCCCTTGCCTTGGATGTTATGGTGCTCATGGTGTTGCACTTGTCGTCTATCAGTATCGGTAGTGCCCTTACTTGCGCCTCTATGCTTTCGATATACTCGTGCTCTTTGTCTGAAAAATTTATGTTGAGGTGAGGTGCCTTCATTTTGGCATTGGATATTTCCCCCTCTTGGCAGCTCATTCGCTTCGCAAGCTCGTCCCTTCTCATTTCCAGCGAAAATATCCCAACTTGGACTCCCGACTTTGCCGCCATCCTTGCCTCCGTCAGCATGCGAGAGGTTTTCCCCATAGCTGGCCTTGCTGCAAGTATTCCAAGAGTCCCCTCCATGCGCCCACCCGTAAGGTTGTCTTCAGCTTTTATTCCGGTGGTTACGCCAGCAAGTGCGTTCTTATTACTGTTGGCCCGAAGGAATAAATCTATCCTTCGCTTCTGCGAGGCGTCCACAGCGGACGCTATGCTGTCGTCGTCAGCCTCAATACCAGACGATATTGCCGAAACCTCCCTATCCAACTCCAAAAGCCTTGCGTCTGGGTCGGCTTCATCAAGCATCACCTCGCCAGCAGCTTTTGCGAGTGCGGCCTGTATCTCCGATTTTCGGTACAAAGAATAGACTATCTGGCAATACCCCACAACAGCCTCGGTAGAAAGTATCGGTTTTTTCGACACAGAGGCCACGGCGTCTGGCCCTACGATAGATTGCACTGTTTGTGGGTCAATGTACCGACCAAGTGAAGATAGCTTCTCTACGGCCTCGAAAATGGCTCGGTTGATGTCATCTCGAAAGCATTTTGCCGAAATAAGCGGAAACGAAGCCAACAGTTCGTCATATCTGTCCCGGTGCCTGATGATGTGAGAGCATATCAAAGCCTCCAAATCCGTGTCCTCGTACCTCGTTCCTTCTGGCGATAGGTGGTCGTACTGCCTGTGCGACGGGAACACGTTGACGCCAGCATCTTTTGCGAACTTGAAGAAAGTAGCTATCGTGACCTTTCCAGTGGCCTTCTTCACGTAGTCGTCGAACTTCCGCTCGCACTCCTTGTGGGTGTAGCCGGAGTACATGGCCGAAACCCTATGGAACCAGTCACGGCCACCTTCTCCGAACGATGCCAGCGACATCCCGACCCTCATCCAAGAATCATAGTCGGATGTCAGGTCTATGCCCCGCCGCTCTATCTCCCTTACCGTGGCCTCTACCTTCTCAGACTCGCTCGCGCCGGACTGGACCCTGTTCTGCGATGGAGCCGGCATTGCTGCTGGCGATTTGAACACTTTGAAAGAGCTGCGGCTTCGGTAGTCGGTTATGCCAGAGTAGTACCAGAGCCTTGGAAGGTCGTGGGTAGCAGTGTTTATGTATGCCCCTGTCATTCCAGCCCGCTTCTTTTCTTCCTCTGCCGGGATCCCGAGGTACGCCGAGAGCACGGAGGCGGCTAGGTTGTACATCGGCAGTCTCGTCCCGGCCTCAAATTCCGCCTTGACCACCAGGCGGATGCCCATTCCAGATACACTTGGGTACGCAGCGCAAGTGTACTCCCAGTTTTGCAGCTTGTCAAGCATCGGCGGCACGTCCTTCGACTCCACCTTATCGATGTCAAAGCAGAAGAATGGCTCCATGACCTCGCAGGATTCTGCGTTCCTGTATGAGAACTTGCCGATGATGAACGCTGGCAGCCTGTCCTTTGCTTTTTTGAACGCATCTTGGTCGGTGGCCGCAAGTTCTGCGAGCTTCTTTCCCTTTTCGACCATTTCCGGCTTCAGCATATCATTCAATAGCGACTTGAACGTGCTGTGGCCGACTGGCCGTGGATTGTTGTGGGATTCCAGTAGTGTTATTTGCATACCAAGATTGATTTTATGCGTTCTACTTCCTGTTTGGTTTCGGCGGAGCACAAGGTATGGAACCACTCTGACTTATTTTTCCAGGAATCCATGTCCGATTGCCAGTAGGCTTGGTTAATCCAAGTGGAGAAATTCTTCCATGCGGCAGAGAACTCTTCAGCCTGGTTCTTGGCCTCCTTCCATTTTATCTGGTACAGGATAGCATATAGCATCCTCGAAAGCTCGGTGTCCAACTCTAGCTTGTCCTTCCAGCACTTCTTTAGGAACCCATTGAACTCTTGTAGTAGGCCAGCCTTAGTGCCGGGGTACTTCCTCCTGACGGCATCGAACACGAACATCCTCCTCTCCCAAATATCTCCATCTTCGGCGGGCGAAACAGTCCCGTCGAGGGCCGGGGTTGCACGTAGCCGCAGCACTGCCTCCCATGTCACTGGCAGGCGTTTGTGCGTTTGTGCAGTGGCAGGTGCAGACAAAAGAGATTGCAACTCCCCTGAAAGGGGTTGGGGGTTCTTTTCTGACAGAGGATTGACAGAGGGGGTTATTGCTGGCTCATTTTGAGCCATCCATTTCTCATTTTGAGAAATGCTATTCTCATTTTGAGCCACCATAGTCATTTTTTGAGAAATAGATTTCTTCCACTCATTTGCATGTGACTCACCAAGGCGCTCCCCTTCGGTCAGCTTGTCGTACATTTCAAAATTTACGAGATAGCTCTTAGTCCTGTCTATCTTCATCTTGTTGCTGACCGTAGAGAAAACATATCCGTCATCCTCTAATTCGACCATCCACCTGTTTATGCTTTTTGGCTTCATGTACGGAAACTGGTCAGCCAAGCCCTTCGCTGAGTAGTGGCAAAATGGTAATCCGAATTGCAGAAGGTTGTTTTTCGCCCTATATTGGCAAGTTCTGTAAATCTCCCTGAGTATCAACGCCTTTTCAATAGACAGTATTGAAGCTGCGTTTACGTTAAAGGAGTGTGATTCGTGCGATTTTGATTTGACTTGCATATTTGTTATGTTCGTGGATTACTGATAAGCCAATTATTGTCTTCCGTGAAAATACTCTCGGTGTTCTCCCACCAGCAAAAGCATTCAAAATTCTTGAATCTCAAGCTCTGCCACATGTCGGTAAATTCATCCTTCGGCATCATCTCGCCTTCTTCAAACAAGATTCCAAACTCCTTCTCGAAGGCATCCTCCTTCGAGGTCATAGCATCAATTGCCGAAAATCTCAGAAACCGCCACCCGTCCTGCTCCATATCAGCCTGCCTAGCCTTGTCTTTTTCGACATCTTGATGCCACTTCTTGCCGTCTATTTCAATGGCTATCTTAAGGAACGGATTGGCAAAATCAACGAAATATTTTTTTACCGGAAATTGTGGCAGCAGAAACATCCTATACCTGGTTATGGTGTCCCAAGCTATATCTTCTGGGGGCGAGAACTCTTTGTAGAAGCTAAACCCAAAATGACTGGTATCAAAATCAGAGCATTGCATCTTCATCCTAACTCTTCCATCATTGGCGAGAAGCCAGTCCTTTTTTAGCTCACCTGCACATTGTTTGTAAAATAGCCTTATCCTATCCCACTTGTCCATTCTGGCGATCATATCGTGGTCGAAGTGCATAGGGTCAGTATCCAGTGTCCTTCCAGTCCCCCTCAGCGAGGATATGATTTTCGTATTCGATGCCATTCTTTCATTGTGAGCAACCATGTCGTACTTGGTTACGTCCAGTATCCAGTCCAGCCTTTCGTTTTCCTTTTTGTTGTTCCCTGCCATCGTCGTGGGCAATAAAAAAAGCCCGTACTTCAAAACCAAGCGGTGCGTCTCCTTGACGGGGAGAAGGGCCAGCAAAGCAGTATGAAATGGAATCCCATAGCACACCTGCTCAGTTTTGAAGTACGGGCTTTTCTGTTTGAAAAACTCGACTACTTTTTCTGCTTTGCTGATCTAATCCAGGGCGTCACCCCCAGATGCCGTCTTTTACGGCCCCACAAAGTTAGTATCTTTCATTCGACAATTCCAAAATTATTTTCTGGGTTGCCGAGATTTTTTAATAACTCGCCCCTTTGTACCAGTCCAAAAAGACCGAGCAAGCCCACCATGTTGCTTCCAGTTTTGTTTCCCCAAAGTGTTCAGAAGTATAGGCGTAATTTGGGTTGTCAGGGTCAATCCGAAGCCTGGTTCCTTGTATAGCACAGGAATTTCTGGTGATATGCACACCGAACTTTCCGTGGAACGGATGCCCTGGTAGCGATTCTATTTTCTCAACCACGGGCATGAGCCAGTTCCAGGATTTGTGGTATTCTAGGATATTTCCTGCACCTAAAGCAATGGTGTCAAATTTGGATATTCCCCAGTAAGGCAACCATATTTCATTTAGATTAAGAGGTATCATAGTTTCACTGGCGTATTTCCCACCCATGAAAACAGCAAGTTTTTTATTACCCCTAATAATTTCATCAGTTTGCATTTTTATCAATTTTTTCCTTAATTACTTTCAGAGTATGCTCAAACGGATTGCCTTCGATTTGCTCCACCAAAGCCCACATCTGTTGAGCAATTTCACGGATTTCCTTTTGCGCATGAGGGCTATTTCTGAGTTTAATGAAATTAGCGAAGCTCCGCATGTTGAACTGTACATCGGATACGATTTGACTGTTATAAGTCTTGAAATACCTCGCAGATTCTTTTGCTCTTTTTCTACCTAAAACTGGTGTCAAATCTTTAAGGCACTGGTGATATAAATCATTACCGAGTTTTGTATATTTTTTCAACGTATTTATCCAATATTCTGCATCTTTGATACCGTCATTAACACCAAGTACATAATCTCCGTCATCATCCCAAACAGTTTCTTGAACAAATATACCTTCCCAATCTTCTGGTAAATAGTAATTGTCACCTTTCAGCTCTTTGTATCTAGCCGATTCTGAATTTACAGAAACTCCAATTCTATGTTTCAATAGTTGAATATGAACGTCAATTGAAAGAAGAACTTGAAAATGAAGCACACCTCTTTCAAATGGAGTTTCATGCCCTTCAACCCACAGTTTTTCAATAAATTGAGGGATTCTTTTTTGTTTTTCTTCGGTTAGTTCTGAACTGGTACTAACCCATGCAGCCTGTGCAATAAGGGCATCGTTACCATAATGCCCTATTAGGCTTACTCGATTAAAATTATTCATACTTTATTAATGTATATAAATTTGAAATCCTTTTTCCAGTTGTTTTAGATGCCAACCTGCTAATAGTTGGTAGAGATAGTGGACAAATTTTACTCAAAGCCTTTAAGCTTGAAGCCTCCCAAAACTCCATAGTTTCAGTATTTAACAACTTCACTTTAATGGCATTGTGTGGTAATTTTCCTATATGAGCTGCTCCTAATTTTAATAGTCTAGGATCATCATATTTTGTCTTACCTTTATTCCATTTAGGAGTAGATAGCATGTGTTCCATTCTTTTCTTCTTTTTATCAGTATCTTCTTTTTTACCGTACATACCATTTCCTTCCCCTGAATTTTTAAGGCTTATTTTTAATTTGGTTTCTTCTTTATGTTTATAACCAACAGGATTCGTTTTGAGATTTTTTGGTAACATTCCAATTTTATGTAATGCTATTTTCATATCCGATAGTCTCTTCCTAGTTTCTTCAGAATGTTTATATCCAAAGGGACTATTAGCTTTTTTAGACTGATTAAATCCGTCTTCAAAAGATTTATAATAATCAATCCAATGTTCCTCTCTGGTTAGTTTAACATCAATATTACAGGTTTCCAAAATTTTTGTTGAAAAATTAGAAGCTCCATATAAATTGTAAGCACTTTGTAAGTGCAGGTTCCGATGCTTATTTTTCTCTAAAGAATTTGCATGATGTGTAAGTCTTTTATAGATATTATTAGAGGATCCAACATAGTATTTATGATTGATACAACAGTAAATGCAGTAAACACCTGTGACACTCTCAGTTTTTAGATTTTTTAAATATGAAGTCCATGCTGAAAGAGCTATGACTTCATCGGATCCATAATGTCCAAGCAGTTCTACGCTATTCTTCATAATTTAGTCACTTTAACGTTGTAGTTTTTTAGTTTTTCGATTCCGCTCAGGTCACGATATTCGTTGAGGTATTTCACTTCAACTATACCAGCTTGAGCCAGAAGGGCTGAACAGTGTCTACAGCAATTGTGGGTACAGTAAAGTGTAGCACCTTTTAAACTGATACCGTGTACAGCGGCTTGGCACAGAATATTTTCTTCGGCATGAATTGTATCTGGAGTAGTTGCTCCAAATTCATCTTCCAAAGAATCCTCTCCGTACTTAGCCACTGTACCGTTGAATGCTGATACCAATAAATGGTTATCCTTCACAGCCACTGCCCCAACTTTCAACCTATTTGATTTGGACATGTTGGCCATTAGTATAGCCACGTTTATAAAAAGTTCATCCCATTTATCCATCTTTCCTACGAATTTTGTATCCACCAAAGAGGCTACCGTTTTCTTCATGGTAAACCAGTGTACTTGGTACACAGCCAACATGATCAGAAGCATCTTGGATAGAAGGAAATTCAATTATTTCATCATCGTTTTCTAATAGAACTAGAGTACCACGAGAATTGCTAGATCCTTTGATTATGTATGGTTTTTCTTTTCCACCGTAATTCTCGTTGTAAATATCCCTCCAGTCAAAGCTGCTTATTTTTTCACTCAGCCAGTTGCTCATTGTATTCCTTTTTCATTTTTGAGTAATTTGACCTTTTCCGTATATTCTACGATTTTATCTTCCAACCATTTCCGTTCAAATTTAAACGGAATCTTTCTCAACAGGGCCATAGCCCTCATTTCATCCAATCCGTATTTGTTGAGCATAAACTCGGTGTAGTCCCAGGTTATATTGTTCTTTTGTAATTTGTTTGCTATAGGACTTTGAGCATGTACATTTTGCTCACAGAATATAAGTGCAGGGTTACCGCGCTGTGAGTGGTAATGCCCGGCTTGACTTTTAGTCCAGTGATAGACATTTCCGGTTGTACAGCATCTTATATTACCTTCGGAATCAGAATCCCTAAGTCGGATAAAAATTGAAAATAGTGTCCATAATTTGGACTTGAGTTTAGGCAAAGGTGTAAGTTTCTTCTTAGGTTTTACCTTACTTGAAGGTGATTTTTTACGCATTATTTGAAAGTTATTTCAATCTTTTCAATTTGCTCATCTATCAAGCTATTTATAAAAATCTTGGTTGCTCTAAAATCATTGGCGGCATAAACTAAAGACTTAAACGGAATTACGTATGGGGATATAGTTCCGCTAGGATTTATGCAAGTGATGAGATAATTACCGTCATATGTTTTTTGAGATTCTTTTAAGGTAACCGTAATACGATAGTATCCGGGCACCTGTAATATATCGGCATTTTCCATGTCGCATTATATTTTAAACTCCGCCATGTAGTTAAGAGAATCGTAAACACTGAATATCCCAGTAGCCTTTTCGAATCCCCAATTTACATAGGCATATTTAGGAACGGTTTCCACATATTTTTCAACTCTTTCCACAGCCTCAGAAAACTTTTTTGCTGGTGTAAGTTTCTTTATAAGGGATACCGGAAGTAAATTATTTTTGATAAGTATCATAAATTAAAATTCAGGTTCTGGAGCATTTAGGATTGAGTCGGTGTCAACAAATGTTCCGCCAACATCAGAAAATGTAGTTGCTTTTTCAGCACAGATTTCACGCTGTTCCTTACATTTTTGTTTTGCAAATTGTCTCATATACCTTAGCACATTATTTGTCCAAAGTCCATCATTCAATAATCCATGATAATCAACATCATCTGGGAAAACGTTGTTTTTCAAAAATTCTTCTGCCATCATTTCATTTCATTTAAAAGTTCTGGATTCTCGTAAATATTTCCGATTACTTCAAAATCATTTAAATCAGTCCAATCCATCTCATTAGATTCATAGTCTGATTGCCATCCTAGTAAAGTAGAATAGGTTTCTTGTTTATTTTTTAAAATAAAAGCACCGTGTTCAAATACAATAGTGAGTATAAAACCTTGATATGTTTTAACAATATCCCCCTTATAAATCTCCTTACCATTTTTATCGTAAAGCCCTGTGAACTGTTGAATAACATACTGCGTCTCCAGATAGCACTCTTCCAAGTAACTGAAAAAATGACTGAGGTAATTATATTGCCCGGAGTAAGCCATTTCCTTATAGTCTTCAACCCAAGCTCTAAATTTGATTTCTAACATAGTTGATTTTTTTAAAAAAGACAAGCCAGGGAAATCCCTGACCTGCCTATCACTGTTATCCACTTCACTTTCTATAGTTCAGTATCTCATCTTCCAAATTAATTGGAAGATCATACTGATCAAACTCATTGGTATCTGCAAGAGTATCCTTTTTCATATTGAAATACTTTTCAAGTTTACGTTTGAAAAGTTCAAGATGTTCAGGATTCCTGGTAAGCACATCGAAGATTGGATTTCTTTTATCTCCAATAGTCGGTGCCAGATGACATTCTCCAAGTTGAATCTTGGTGTACATCTTATCGTAATTACTGGAGTAAAACTGTTTGAAAGTTTCTCTCCATTTTTCTCCCAATGAAATCACTACAACATGCTTCGTAGGGTTTCTGACGCTATCAAAAATATAGTCGTCTATATATGCCGGATGGGTCTTAAAGTAGCTTAGAAAGCCTGAGACAAGCTTCTCACCCAGTTTTGGGTTAAGGTAAGCCTGCTTGGCATGGCTATACTTCCCATACCTGTCCAACACGACATGTAGAGCAGTCTCAACGTGTTCAACACCTTTGGCATCGTTGTAGAGGTAATCTTGGATTGCATAGGTCAAAGCAGACTGGGACACTGGGTTCCATTGTCTGACAAATTCATTTCCAAGAGAATTAAGGATTGGATAAATGTACAGTAACGTTTTGTTGCTATACAGTTTTCCAGGTATCAGTTTTATCATATCATTCCCTGTAACAGAGAAAGTGTCTTTTGAGCTTTACGGTTGTAATCTCCAAAAAACAAACTAGCAACTTTCTCGTCTTCCGTTTTGTATGTTTTGATGTTTGAATAGTATCCGGTCACACCGTTGTAAACTCCCCAAAGTGAATTGCGTATTCCAAGTTGAGTTGAATCTTCCATCGTATAGGTATACACAGAATCAACCAAATTCTCAAATCTTGTTGAATACTCTTCCTGACTCAAGTAGGTATCGGTTGGAGCCAAAGCCTGTTCAATAAGTTCTTTTACAGATTCATCCGAAACATAGTAGTCTCGCATATCATTAAAAATTGATTCCATTTGAACAGAAAGATTGTTGACAATCCCCATTAGCTCCGAAGCTTTCTTGAGATTTCCATGAACATTACTGGTATGCCTAATACTAATTTTGTTACTACAACGTCTCAAGGCAGCAGTCAAGGTGTTATTGCAAACAATCCTAACCGGTGTAAATGCACAGGTTATTTCAGAAGAACCGTCGTGGGAATTGTAAAGGAAAAGATACTGATCTATAACATCGTCGCCAACAGACATGTAGGCTGGAAGCTTCGCTGTAATAAAGATTTTCTCACCCTTTCCAAGTGCTCCGGCAGTCTCAAAAATAGCCTCATCCTCACCTACTGCAGCATCGAAGAAAGTAAAGCTATCCTTGTTCTGAACAACCCTGTAGCTTGATCCAACAACCCCTAGGACACTTTGAGTGTCCATTCTAACCGTGGCCCACCTATCAGGTACATGTAAACCTGTAATGGTCTCTAAAGCCAGCTTTTGCACCTCAAAATCAAGGTTTGCCAACCTTAGAGCCTCCTGGCTTGTTAATGCTCCATCTACCACTGTTCCTAGCTCATGCCAAGCTGGTTTATTTGCTGTAAAGAAAGATGCTTTACCATTAACGATGTTGATATTATGAGCCATATTATTCCGGTTTGAATAATTTTTTGAGTTCTGTGAGCCTTTGAATGAAATCTTCCAATTCTTCTGCATTGCAAAAAGAAAAAAGACCGCCATCCTCAAACTCAATATAAACTTTGTCGTCGTCATTTAAAACTTGTTCAAACTCTACATTTCCGAAATCGTATTCGATTTTTATACTTTTCAATCTCATTGAAATACATTTAATTCGTAAGGTTCTCTATTACGACAATGATGATAATAATCCACATCAAAATCATGTAATCCAAAATCCGTTGATTGTTTTAAAATTCTTAGAGCATCCTCGAAACCAAGGATATTTTCAGTTATACTGGCTCCATTCATTTGCATCATACTTCCTTCTCCAGAGGTAACCAGTACACCACGGTTCAAGATTGCACCCTTCTTTCCAAGTAACAGATCAAAATCTGTGGCCACAAAATCTCTTGGTTTCCCGGGATAGGTTGTAGACTCGACAAGGAAAATTGGATTGAGAACTTTGTAGTCTGGATAACAGAACTTCAATGCCTCTTGGTAAAAGGACGCTTGAATTTCATAACGCATTTGCTTTGCCAACCAGGGCCAGTATTTGGTAGATGCTTGAGTGGTTTTTACATCCAGCATCCTAACTGTCCTGTTCTTATGATCTATCCTTAGAAGGTCTAAAAGCGCCTTACATTCGAAGGTATGACCATCCAATTCATAATCAAAGAACAGGGCCTTTTGATACTCGATTTCTTCCACTAGGCCATCTACCTCAAACCAATGTCCAGTTTTACCAGTTAAAAGATTATTGACAACCGACATAAACCTTTCATGGTCATTGGTGCTTAGGATCCTTTTTCCTTTGTTTTTCCAAAGAGAATTCCAGTAGTTTTCACCTTCCTTTTTTACATTGTTGAATATCGTATCATCCTTCCAGTTCTGACCAGAAAGTGATCTGAATGTTTGGATAATTTCTTCCCTGTAAAAATCAAGGCTGTCGAATGCTGCGTTGGCATATACCAGATCAATAGTTTCACGGTATTGCTTGCTTGGTACAATTATATCCAGTACAGCATATTTTTCTTCAAAAAGCTGTGGAGTGGTAATGAGGCAGTCCACCACATTACCATCCTCCATAGCCTGATTGGTTGTATCTTCCCTAGTGAAATTCTTGATAACGTCCTTTAAAAAGGATTGGTTTATTCTAGGTGAAGATCTATAGTCGGTTTCCTCAGTCAAATTTCTCATTGTACGTTTCTACTATTTTGGCAAGAAATTCTCGCCTTTCGGCAATTGTTTTAAAAGGTTTCATTTTTACCGAGAGGTAAAACTTTGAAAAAATACCTGGATCAGAAATGGCCTGTACCTTGTTCTTCAACATTACCTCAGTCTTGGTATTCAAGGTTGGATTGTGATACCACTTTCCTTCATAGTTTACAAGCACAGGAGTAAAATCCTCTCGGAGTAAAAAGTGGTATCCGAAATAATATACTCTCTTGGACAAATAAGTGGTATAGCACTGCTGCCAACCTGGTTCTGTAAGTACCTCCAATACCTTCGCAACCGTACCCCTATTCATGAAATACGCAGAAGATCTCGAAATTGTAAAAGACAACGAAATATTTTCAAATCCAAGTTCATGGCTATTAACGTATAACGGTGTTGTTACCAGCGAATGCCAAGGATAGTCAAGCCTCATATTCCCATAGATTTATTCCTGCAATGTAGGTTGAAAAGAATGGAATGGAGTTCACCTGAACACCATGTTTCTTATTAACTATCCAAGCGTTGAACAGGGCTACAATGTAGCCGTGCAAAATCTTGGCAACATGACTGGTTTGTTTATAAGTACAAGGTTCACTAAGCACCTCAGAATCGTCAAATAGATAATGTTCATACCTATCTTCGAACCCAGGTGTTACCACAAAAACTTGAAAAACCTCAGCCAGAAGTCTCCCGTCGATAAAGATCTTCCTGTCTGGATTGTTTTTCCAGTTGTTGAACATGGTTTTTCTAGCCACCATGTTGTCGAAACAAGAAAACATCACATCATTGCTCATGGATTCCTCGATGTACTTTCCTTCGCAATTGACGTTTACCCTATCCGTCATCCTTGACACATTGGCCTTAAAGGCATCAAACTTTTTCATACCAATTTGATCTACAAAGAATCCTTGCGGAATACAGTTGTAGTATTCAACTGTATCAAACTCGTAAATGTAAAGAGTGTGACCAAGCTTTGCAAGCTCAGTACACACACCATTACCAATTCCACCAAGACCACCTACTATGATGTCGATAGGCTCAACATTCCATTCAGCGTCTTGGAACCTCGATTTTAAATTCTCAGCCATAATTGTCCCAGAAAGATTTAGTTGTAGTTTTTACCTCAGTCTCAAGGCTTAGAAGAAACAGATCATACTTCTCCTTAAGTTGCTCAACATTCTTGAACTGGTAAGGATAAAGCATATCTGTTACCTCTTCAATGATTTCATGTTCATCCTCTGGCCCATAGATTTTCAGACCACGTTGGTTCAAATAAGCTATGAACTTTTCAGGTTCATAGATCTTGGAGTATTTGAATCCAGTCAATACCTTATCCAATGTGTTCTTGATAGTGGAGCCACCAAGAAACTGAATAAAATACTTTTCCACCTTATCGTCAACACCTACATTTGTTGTTTTAGGTGTAAAAAGAGTAGTTTGAACAGGTACCTTCGGTTTGGTGATATGAGCAACCCTATCGAGGAAATCCTTTTCAAAAGAGGCTGGCAACTGGATATCACAGTCGTAGGTGAACATTACCTCCTCAACATCATCTAGGAGCCTCACAGAGACTTCCTCGCCATCTGGATCAAGCAGGGAGCATACCCTTTGGGAAGACTCAACTTTGCCTTTTACAGCCAGCTTGGCGCAGGTCTCCATGCGGTTGTTTACTATGAGAGAAAGGTATGTGTTGTGGTTGCCAACATTGGTTTGCAATTCATCCATGTCTTCTCCACTGAAAAACGTGGGCATACTGTTATGGCTGTGGATCAGACCTATCTTACAGTTGAAAAGATTCTTGTCAACCATGTAGCCGACGTAATCGGAATCGAATGTATAATTCGTATATGTTGCCCCTGATCTTCCAGGAACATCTGTTCCCATTTGCATGGGCAAAATGTCAACACAGGTAATCTCAAGGTTTGAATTGGCCAGAGATCCTTCATAAGTCCAAAATAGAATTCCAGACCATTCAACTAGGGATATTTTGTTGCACAGGTACTGTATCTTCTGATACAGGCTGTCCGCTATTGTCAGCTTGATCTTTGGTGACAAGGGGAAGGCTGACATGTTTTGTGATTTCAAGTTTTGCATATTCTATAAATTTACTTTTTAAGTATGGATTGATAACAGTTTCAGGAAGTTCTTCCTGATTAGGTTTAAGTTCCCATTCTATTTGTTTACCTTTAAACTGAATTGGATCTCTTGAATAAGTTTCGCTAGACGTACTGGCATTTCTGTAGAAATAGTCAGCACCGTTTTTAAATACAACTGCGGTTTCATAATGATCCATGAGGTACAGATCTAACTTTGTATTATCAACTGGTACAAACATTGGAATACCTTCCCAGTATTCTATTTCAATGTCATAAGTGATTTTACACGGTTTGAATGTATACCTTGTGCCTGGATAAATCTTATCCTCAAAATTTCCTATGTTTCCGATGGTACAGTACGGATTGGTAAATGTACTTTCAGTCTCAAGGAATTGTTGAAGATTCATCAGCAATAAGGTAAGTCCATTGAGCAAAGTGTTACCGCAGTATTTGAAATTCCCAAAACAAACATCACCCCATTCGTATCGAGAATTGGATGAAAAATGGCTATGGGAATATTTACTTCGTACTTCACCAGGTGTATGGCTCATTCTAGTACCCCTTACAGTAATTTCGTCACTGTCCAGACCGTATATGTCGATTTTTATATAAATGTCTGTAAGAAGCCTAGTTTTACCATAGCCATCTGTAATGGTTACTTCTGGAAAAAATATGATAATCGAGTTATCTTGAATATCCCATTTTTCTGGAAAATAATAATCCAGAAGCTCCATGATACTTTTCTCAGTTGCCTCCTTGTCGAAATTCTTGTACAGCAGATACCTTTCGAAATCCCCTTTAGCCTCCCTAATAAGTTCACGAAACCTTCTATACTCGTGTAAGACCCTATACTCTCTAAAGGTATACCTAGGATACAGATCGTTAAAATAGAGTCTAGCTCTATTTCTATTCTCCAGGTATCTATGCCTAAAATTCCTTTTTCGATCCTCAATAAAACTAAACATCTTAAAAAAGATTAAGAGGGGCCGAAGCCCCTCTAGTTTATTAAATAATGCTATTCACCACTTCCTCCAAGGAAGCCTGGTACCTAGCCTCCATTGCCTCACGGTTGTCATCGTTGACAATCCCAAGTTGAAATTCAATTTCCAAAACCCTAGAAGCAAGGTTGAGAACGCTTACACCACTAGGAGCAACCACTTCAACGACTTCTTCTTCTACTTCTTCAAAGAGTTCATACACCTCAGTCAGTTTCTCCCGAAGTTGATCTACGGTATCGTGGGTGTAATTGCCAATAATGCCGAAAACGTTGTCGTCTTCAAGCTCAGAAGCCTGAGTACGAATTGCTTTGAGTTCAGCCCTCAATTGAGTATAGCTCAGATCATCGACATCCGCCAAGGTATAATCGAATTCATACTGATTGTCGGAATCGGCACCCGCCTTGATGTTGATAGGGGAAAGGAAAAGGGTAAAGTTGCCAGTCGGCAAAACTGCATCTCCGCTTTCCAGCGTGTTTTTGGTTTCAGCTACAATAGCCTTGAGGCCATCTACTGAGAATCCCTGCTCTTCAAAGTCCTTAACCAGTTGGCTCCATACGGAGGCATTGGTTTGAATTTGCTTGAGGCTACCTTTGGTCGAAACTACATTTACTGTACGCATTTTAAGAATTTTTTAAGAATTGAATTTTACTTTAAAATGAAAGCAGACGAAGTCTCTTGAATCAGTGATTTTGGCCACTGGTATAAAGACATCCTCTGTTTCGTTGATTATCTTTTCTCTAGCCTCCGCTAGATTTGTAGGCATTCTTTTTCCTCTGGGCGACGTAATAGTCACCCATTGTAAGTTGTCAAACATCGTTACTTGATTAAGTCGGAGTTGTAAGCGTTGAGAATTGAATTCTCATCCAAGCTTTGAAATGTGCCGCTTGAATCACATAGCACCTCTACATTTTCAACAGCAGCCTTTAGTGCTGCTTCGACATGCATTTTTGCAAAGGCAATCATTAGAGAAGTAACTGAATACTGTGTGTCCAAGACGATTACGGCTGTTGTAGCCTCATTGTAGACTTCCTGTGCTGTCTTCATCCATGTAATCTTTGAACCCTGCTTTCAGCATCTCATTCAAGCTGACTCCATCGTTGTAGTAGTTGGTTAAAAAGTCGAGACTGCCATCCGAAGAAGGGTATATTTTTACAAAAGCATGGCTATCTTTTACTTCAAAAAGATCTTCGATCTCGTATAACTTTCCATCCAGTACGACAAATTCAGAATATTCATCCAAAAGATTTTCAAGAAAACTATCATACAGATCGTGATTCTCTTGATTCAAATACTCTTTTGCAAAAGATTCTGGCCTATCGCTTCGTAAAACAAGTTTGCCTGAGTTAAATACAGTTGTGCTCATTTCGGTTCTGTTAAATAATTAATCGCTCTTTTGATACCCATCAGTTCAGCTTCTTCGTAAGTATCCCATCCTCCAGAATAACTACTATGAGACATCTTAAAAGACTCTTCATAAACATAATGAACAATCCTTCTTTTTGCCTCTTGAAATTCCTTTGGTAAATACTTGAAAGTGTAGACATATGTATACTCGTCTGATCCAATACTTTCCTGCATAACTACAATATGAATATCGTGAACTTCTCTTAGCCATTTTAGCACCAAGGCTTGTTCTGGTGCGGAAAGATAAGATTGAGAATTATTCCAATTAATTCCAGGCGCATCGGCAGACATCGGATCCTCGAAGAAAAAACCTTCTTTACAATGCCAATTGAAATCTAGTTTTTTCAAACTGTTGGCTACTTCCAAATCTATAGCTGTCAGTCGCATATCAAATTGTTTAACCAAAGTCAATTACCCCATCTGGATATTCTTCCCAAAATTTACATAAACTTGTAAAGTCCATGGAATATACAGTTGCTTCATTTGCACGAAGCCATTCTTTACATTCTTTTTCAGAATATATCACATCTGAGGTGTATTGCCCATCCGAAAGCCGTTTAAAAGTTCTGAAACAATCGTGATAACCAGCATCATTTTCAGATGATAAATCATCCGATTCCGCTTGAAGAACTTCGTAATTGTCCAACCAAATTTCACCCTCATCATGTTTGAAGAGTTCGGCTTCAATTTGTTGTACTTTTTGGTACTGTTCCTTGTTCTTGTAAAACCAGGTATGCTGTCCCATTATTTCAGTTCTTTAAATTTTAATTGATGGTTCCTTGTAATCACGTCGTCAATGTCTTTGCAGCCAACGTTGTCAACTATGAATGTTTTCACACCATAGTCTCGAAGCTGGGAAAGAGTAGATATTCCAGTTTCATCGTTGTCATAGACGGCTATCGTTTCCTCATAGCAATCCAGTAATTCCAAAAAGTTTGTTGGAAGAGATTTCTCATTCATCGGACTAAGTATGTCGTAGTCCAAGAATAGATTTTCAGCAATCAAATGATCCTTGTTTGCCTTGCTGATAAACAGTTTCCTACAACCTCTCTGGGTATGCCAATAGTCATCCGGTGTGACTGTAGAGAACCATTTAAGCTCTTTTGGAGCAAATGGTTGGTAGATCTTAACCTTGTCGTTGATGGTATAAGCGTAGCACAGTCCTTGAGCCTTGAAAACACTTTCGTTGATGATGTAGTGAGAGCATGAGAATACTCTACCGCCTCTCGAATTGTCTTCAAGTTGAGAAGTTGTTACTCCACGTTTAGACCAATACTCCAGATCTTCCTGAGTCCATCCTGGACTTTCTGAGCCACCTTTGGGATAGAACTTTATAAGAGTGTCGATTGTCTCCTCACTCTTCTTAAAACCCGTTAAAACAGGTTCAGGACAAAGCACAGGCTTTGTACCAAAAGTAAGGTTGTACAGTACAAGGCTTTTGGCCAGATACAGATTCAAACCAGTTATCTTATAAAATCCTTTGAAATGGGCTACGGCATGCAAACAGGTAAAACCATGTCCAGTTCTACCAGAACTATCCATTAAAATTACCGCTCCATTCCAATTCTTTAGGACGCATCCGGGATGACTATCTGCTCTAAATGGTGAGGTAATATATCTACCCAATTCTGCTGCTCTACCGATACACCATGACCATATCTCAAGCTGAGAGCTTACGGGGAGGTCTTCCAACATACTCCACTGGTTTATAATCCTTCGGATCTACATTGTAGAATTCACGAAGAAATCCTTGGATTGTGAATACCTTGGAATTCCTACAGAGAGAATCACAGAATTGATGATATGCCTTCACATACTCATCTTCATCCCAACGTTTATCCTCTGAGAAATTCTGGATACCCAAATTGGTATCCATTAGTTTTTTGAATCGGCTAAATCCCCATTTTTGCCTAATGGCAAAATTTATCTTTTTCTGCAACCTTTGTTCTTGGATTTCATACTCCAATTCATCTAGCAGTTCATCTACACTCATCTAGTTTATATTTGCCTCCTCTGTCCAAAATTCCTCTGCGGAAATTTTAAGAGGATTTTCGCTTTGAAAATGGGGATGTTCACCTTTGTTGAAGCAGTCACATAAGCCTGCCTCACATACATCTTTGATACAAACTTCTTCGCACACTTTCATAATAGAAAATTTACCCCTGCCATATTAAATGACAGGGGTTTGATTTTACTAGAACAGCATCTTACCATTGGCGTCCAAAAGGACACCACTGGGATCAACTGATACTTCGGTAGCTACACCAAAAGGATCAACTGCGGGTGTTGTTGGCACTGCAAACGGATCTACCACTTTTGGGGGAATGGCAAAGGCATCTGCCGAAGCAGCAACTACATTTCCATCGTTGACCTTCTTAATAGCCTTGTTGGGATTCTTGGCTACATACTCTTGCATAGAGACAAGTTCCGAGGAGGGGCTAGAAAACCAGAAAGTCGATTTGGTTTTGACTTCTGCATCCTTGTTCACATATTCTTCGGTGAGGAAGGCTACTGCAACAGTAGAGCCATTCAGAACAGAAGAAACCGTTTCAACCCAATCCTGCTCATCCTTAAAAGCTTTCTGCGTGGCTGAAATCAACGCATCTTTCTTACCAGCATTGAGAGCCAGTGATGCCACTGTTTTGGTAAGATTGGCGAATGTCTTGTCGGTGATGTAATTGGTGTGCTCATTGATTTCACCAGCCTCATTTGTGTAAATGAACTCAATATATGGCGTGCCTTTTTGGGCACTCCTGCCAAATTTACCTTCCAGGGTAACCAGGTAACACCCTGGTTTAATGTAGTTCTTTCCACCACCATTGGTGGTAACAAAATCAGCGACAGTAAAGCCTTTCAAAAAATTCATATGCTACAGTTTTAAACGATTGTTGATTCTAATACTTCTGCCATGTTCTCATGGCGTTTGTGTTTTTTCAACACTACTTTTTTCACAGGCTTTCCGCCTATGGTATAAGCCAAGTTGAAGATCTTTTGCTTTCCTCGTGTGCGGAGGCTCAGGCCACTTTCTCTCAAAATAGTACGACATACACCAATGGTGTATTCGATACCGTGAAGCTCCTTTAGAAGCTCACGTATTTTTTTGAGCATGGCTGGATGATCTAGAGAATAGTCCTTGTAGACTTCTTGAAGTCTTTCCAAAGGAATCTCCAAATCTGGGTTGATCTTGTTATAAACCATTTCATTTCAATTTAGTTTTACCATATCGTCAGCCTGATGCTGTTCAGCATCGTAGGTATCAAAGTATATGGAAAACTTTTCATTGCTTATCGGAATGAGTATCTTTTTTCTACCCAAATCAATCTCCACAATATACCCATCCTCCAATAAACAGGTCTTCCCATACTCCGGGTGTACAACCTCCACTACCAATTTTTGTGAGTCCAGATCCCTTGTAAAAGGTTCTACAATATACGGTGTAGGAAGGTCTTTAACCTGATGTACCATTAGAATGTTTTGTTTCAGTATTGCCCACATATTGATGTAATTTGTAGAATTCGTCAAAGATCATTGCTGGATCTTTGATTTGATCTTTTCCATCTATCCTGACAATCCATTCGTCAGGATGAACCTTGAAAGTATGAGGAAAGACTATCCTCTTACCCTCTTGAGTGATTGCTTGAATCAATCTGCATGGATAAAATTTAGTCTTTAACCTCATTTCTTTCGTGGATTTTTCCTCAATCCAAAATCTTTCAAACCACCACTCTGCAGTAGTTTGAACTATTGCTTTGTCCATGAGGAAAATGGTGTGCTTGACAGCGATAATCTGTTTCAATTAGGATTGAAAATTTTATCCCAATGGAAAGTAAAGTTTCCATCCTGATCCATTTCGGAAATAAGGATGTCCTTGTCAAAAAGGTGCGGGCTGCTGGCCTTGGTAACAAGTCTCCTCTCGTTGTGCTTGAATGAGAGATAAGCCTTGTTATCATCATTCTTGTAAAGCTGGGCAACAGCCTGTGAGGTTTGGATAAGATCGGCACCCAATTTACCAGTGAGGTAAATGTCATCAGCAGTAAGCTCCTCAATACCCTTGAGCTTTGCTCCCTGTTTGATGTGACAGTTGGTGATAAGACAAACGCCGTATAGACCATCTAGCATGCTCATAACCTTCTCATAAGCCTTATACAGCCATTGGTATCCACCACCCTTTGGTAGCTGCGTCACAACGTCTGTAACAGCGTCTCCCTTTGCTGCCATACCCTTTCCAATCAAACTTTGATTGAAAATCGAAGTTGCTAGGGGCGTAAGAATGGATCTTTCCAATGAGGATGCTGTATCAAGCACTATGAACTTAGGCTTGTTTCCAGCCTTGACTAAGGCTGTCAAATCCGCAACAGCCATTCCAAATGCTTGGATCTCACTCACACCTTGCTCTATAGCGATGTCTTTAATGTTGTAGACATTGCCAGCAATGTGTCGGCTCCTATCCTCAAAATCAAACAGCACAAAATCATCCAATCCTTCCATCACTTTGGTCTTCCCCATCCCTGGATGCGAATAGACTGTTAGGCGTGAGGGAATAACAAATTTACTAGATTCCTGTTTTTTTAGTAATGCCATTATACATTGATTTGAAATCCAACAATTTCACCATCTTTGGCATAGTCAATCATAGCAGTCGTTTCCTTGACTTCTACAATTTCCTTGTCAGAGAGGATAACCTTGATTGGATCTTTTTTAACTTCCTTTTTAAACTCTGCCCATTCTCCATTACGATAAATAAAAGGGCCACCTTCTAAGTAAGCAGCGCCAAAAAGAGAGTCACTATCGCTGGAGTAATAATACTCTCCAGTACATGTTAAATCACCGTTAGCATACCTCTTTTTAACTTTGACACCCTTCGTAAATCCCTTGTAAATAGCAACCTTGGTCAGAATCTCTTCGATTTTCTGCGAAGTTGCTTTCGTGGTAACGTGATCTGTGTGCCAGTTATAGCTAGACTTGTCCATACAACTGAGAAGGAAAGAAGCAATTTTACCATTTTCCAATCCATATTCTTCTGAGAAGACATGGTGCTTGTTTGTGGTATGGCTATACCTTCCAATAAACTCACTAGTATCATCTCCACTAACAAAACTCATGTAAAGCCATTCACCTTTGACAAATGGTTGTTCTTCCACAGCCTCGACAATTTCAGCCCAGACACCATTTTCATAGAAAACTCCTCCACCGACTTGATAAAGACAATCCTCTGGATCTCCAAATTCATCCTCACCTGTGTAAGCAAACTTGCCGGTGCATTTCCATTTAGAAGTAGTTGTAGCTGATTTAAAAGTAACTCCTGGTACAAAACCCTTGTTTTCAGCGACTTTACTAAGAACTTCGAGGATCTGATCATTGGTTGCCCTGGTTACAGCATCGGTACTTGTAAAACAAGTAATTTCTCCCTTTCCACAAAACATATGTAGTCCATCCCGATTAGTAAATAATTGGTAGTATTCAGATGTATCGTGGATATCTCTTACGATTTTACTATACCTGAAAAGAATCTTAGAAGAATCCTTTTCCGCGTACAACCAATCACCTTCTTTCCAGTTACTCCTAAAAGAGTCTATATATTTTTTAGCCTCCTCTTTGGATACGAAAACTGGATAGGACGCTACCTCTTGAATCTGACCACCTCGTAGACACAATGTATAATCTGCCCAATACATTTTGTCTCCTTTGAAATAGTTTTGTCCATCATGGGACATACCTAAAAGTGGAGCAAAGAATTCTGGACTATTTTCTACAACATCTGTGTGGATACTCCACGGGTGAAAAGATGATTGATAAGAAGTTTTTCCAGGTGTTTTTTTAAAAATTTCTCCAACACTAGGCCCATTTGGCCAAGATTTAATGACTTTATACATACTAGTTCAAGTCAAAAACGTCAACAAAAATAGGTTTCACTTCCACTTCATCCACGGATTCAACTGTTTCCGGTTGAGGTTCAGTGGGTTGGTTTTCATCAATAGATTCGTCTCCCGATTCAATTGCTTCAAGTGGTTCATCCAGTTCAAGACCATTCAAAAGGATTTCCATCAATGTTGGTTTAGCCGGTTCCGGCTCTTTCTCAGCCACTTTTTTACGGTTCTTAAGTTGCAACCCAATCTTTTCGTAAAGTGCACTTACGTGAACTTTGGTAAGGGTTACATCTCCCAGTTGATCTACAAGTTTTTCTTGCAAAATTGCTGCAATTGCGTCAGCATTCAATTCTCGGCTGGGAGTATGGTACATCGCAAGCAAAAGGTCTTTGCCATAAGGCATGTTTTTAAAATCTGTCATTTTAATTATTTAAGTTGTAATTGTTTATAGTTATCAATGATATCATCCCAACTTTGAGTGGTATCAATATTCCCAAGGCCATCTTCAAGGATTTCTTTTAAAGCCAAGTTGGCATATTCTACCATTGCTTTTTGCACTACGTCAATAAGAACATTGAAGTCTTGACCTTCTAATGTTATACAGTAAGCTAGCTCCGCAAAATTAGGAGCCAATGTGGAAGAAATCGTATCGAGAACTTCACTTGTTGTTTTCATCGGTAATAGTTTTTATGGTTTAATTCAATGTTTGCACATAGTCATAAACCAATTGTAATTTTTCCTTCTCCACAAGTTGAGGCATCTCCCTGAACAGGTCACAACTACCATCAAAGAACATTGGAAGAAAAAGGTTCTCACCTCTACCTTTCCTATTTTTCATCACAAATAGACCTCTGTACCGATCTCCAAGTTTATTGGTATCGTAGCCACGATGTTCAGGTAGATTATGCCTGGCCGCAGAAAAGAGTCCAAGGACTACGAGGTTGTCTCGCAATGTAATTTTTATATCTCCGAAACTATCCATAGACGGTTCGATCTTATGGAGAATTGATTGTCCTCTACTGGTGAACTGCTCCTGTTCAGATGATACCACAAATTGCTGGATATTCACGGTAACATAGTTAAACTTGTTGTTAATTATTTTTCTGCAATAGTTTGCAGAGAAATTTTCCAAAGTTTTGTACTTAGTATCACCTCCCTCAGCATCATAAAGCCAAATATGATCGGACATGCAAATGACTATCTCATTTGGATTGGTAGGTTCGTAAGAATCCCAGTGGTAGTCAGCCCAATTAGCGCCTTCTGGAATAAATACAGGATCGCCTTTGTAGAAGAAGGTTCCGTTCTTCCTGGCATATTCCCTGACGTATTTATAGAAGCCTGTGGGTTGAGAAATGTTCACTACATCCAAATACTTATCCAAATCATCAAAGTAGAGCAGATTATCTTCAATGGCCTTTAGAACTGAATCGTCAACAATATGGTCTGAATATCCGTTCAGCTCCATAGTATCTGCAAGTTGAGGACTTACTTCTTTCAGACGTTGTACAATCAAAGCATCTGCGATTTCATCTTGAGTCTCCTCTAAGGCATTTACGATTATTTTAACAGTAAGCCCTGAATTTGGATTTCGTTTGATAAAATCGTATGGTACCTTTAAAAACATGTGGCGGGCCAGCTTTGATTTACCCACTCCACTACCTGCCCCTATGAGGTATCCGCAACCTTTAATTATTCCAGGGACATACTTAGAAAACCTTGGATAATAGTCTTTGAAACTGATATAGTGAACTTTTCCCTCCCGTTTTTCTTGCTGAACTTGCTTGTAATGGATGTGCCTTTTTCTGAAAATGTTCATATCATTCTTTGATATACGTTTTCTTCAAAATTCTCATAGTCAGTCATAAACAACTGTAGAAAATAATTCTCCAATTTTAGGCACATATCGGTATCCCGATAATACCTTGCAATTGTTTTACAAGCCCTGTCGATATCGAGATTTTCATTCTCATCTAGCCTATTGAAAATGTCCATTACAGCTTGGCTCTTTGCAATTGGAGAATAAGTCTTCATGTTTCCAGAATGACCCCTGGTAGACAACCCGTATGGATTATTTCTACCCGTCAGTTGTTTCCAAAACAGTTCGAATCTATTCGATTTCTCTATCTGTTCGTTTTCAATGAACAGAGGAAATTTTAGAGAGTGGTTTTCACCATCCCAGTCAAATAGATTAATGCGGTAGATATGCTCCACTTCATCGTGGGTAACTTCATCACTTTCCAGATACTCCGTTAGGAGATTTGGAACTTCACTATTCACATGTAGCGCAAAGGCTACCTTGAGTATTTTTTCCACTGGAATTCCAGTGATTTCGCTGGTTTGAAATACTTTTTCGTTTATCATAAACTTCTTGTTACTTTTACAATGTTCCAGGCAGCCCGAAAGAGATCAGTACCTTCCTTATCGGGAATGGTATAGTCTTCTTTCAGCCTGTCAATAAAATCCGATAAGTCACTCTGTATCGTAGGAGAGTTCAGATCATTTGAAACTCTCAGGCTTTCCAGGAACATAGCTAGCTGTGAGAGCAAGGCTCTCTGTTTTAAAGTTGGTGTCATATCAATTAAGAATTTTTGTTCCATACGTTGTTGTCCATGTAATCATTCCAATCCCAGATCTGATGACCATCAAATCTTCCAGATCTGAAATGCTTGTAAGCATCCTGACTGGTTTTAATTTCAAACTTTTCAATGTCAACGAATTCGTCAAGACAGTAGATTTCATCATCCTTATCTAAGGGTGAAAAAATCCACACATTTTCAGGCTCCAGATCAACTGAAACCATTCCATTTGTTCCAAGGAAAAAGACCAAATTGTCCTCGTATCTCCACCTGGTTTCAATCTCCTTGTGACTAAGACTTCTGGCATCCAAATAGGTCAAAGTTTTATCCAGATCTGTACTTTGATTGGAAAATTCAACAAATGCTTCAAAGGAATATTCGCTGTAGACTATGTAATTCATTCTGGAATTTTTACGTAGTTAAAGAAACTTTCATCCAAACCTTCTTTAAAGGTTTTGAAATAAGCATCGTCCCTAGTCTCAGGTGTAAGCATCAAAAACATTTGAGACTTGTCACTTCTTACAGATCTTCCAAGTCGTTGTAACGACTGAATAGTAGAACCACCAAGACTTATGACAATGGCTGAAAAGTCTCCAACTAAGTTCATAGACTCGTCAAGCTGTTTGACAGAAAATAGTTTATCCAGTTCATATGAATTGAACTGTTCTACCACCTTCTTGTCTTTACTCTGACTATGAACAACCGGATAACCTTCACCCAGCATATTGCACTGCTCAATTGAATTGGCAAAAACTACGAGTCTTTGTCCTTCCAATTTTTCCATCAACTTTTTTACAATGGGTGTACGAATTGTGCTGAGGAATTTTTTCCTCATTCCACCCCTTTGTAGAAAATTGTTGTAAAAGAATTCTGTTTGTTGACACATCCTTCCTTTTCCAGCCTTACAATCAGGCTGTTCAAAGAAAGACTTTCTTGCCGCAAGGAATTCCTCTTCAAGTAAAGAGTAATACTCTTTTTCAGTACACACCACATCAAGATTCATCCATTTGTTTTTGTACTGATTCCATTGGTTGAAATCAATCCTAGTAGAAGTAGTACCAAAACGTTTCTGATGTCTTTGGTAGAGTAGGTACTTTCTACTGTTATCCAACGGTAACTTAATAACGTTGATCCTTGGTATAGGGATCATTTGCCATTCAATAGCCTTGGCTATTGGAATGCGGATAATTCTCGGTTTACCAAGCTTATTCAGACGCTGGTAAGTTTCCATTGGAATAGTGGCTGATAGCCCTATCAACCTATCCCATGTAAGCTGTTTTAAAGCCTTTAGGCGAGCATCAGTAAGTGCATGAGTCTCATCCGTCACTATGATTTCGTAATGCCTGTCAGAGAGCTTAGAAAGGCTCTGGTAGCAGTGCATATCATAGGAAGATGGATGCAAATCCCATTTCTGCATTTCGTCTTTCCAGGTTTGAAAATGTTTTTCTTGTTTACACAAAAACAAGGTTTTTTTACCCTGACATAGTGATAAACAAGCTTTGCTTTTTCCAGCCCCGGTAGACCATTCAAGAATCAAAAAAGGATCAGACAGTTTTCCAACGGCATCTTGAATTCCGTTTTTAATGTCTGACCCTTCTATATGCAATCCGGTCTGTCTAAAAACTAACGTTTGGGTTTGTTCCATTTGAATATAGATTTAGTGTCCATATATTGCATTCCAACAGCTATACCATTAATTCGAATAGAATCGCTTACCATTAGACCAGTCGTATCAAGAAAATAAACAGATCCAACCGAGACTGTACATTCTACAATACAGTATATGTCATGCGATTTACATTGTTGAGCCGCTCTATTAAAGTTGGTGTAAGAATGAAATCCTTCACTAATATAAATTAGGTCTGGTAATCTCCATTCGTCAGACCCACCATATCTTAGATATGCCGGCTCATCTGCAACAAATACTTTTGTATGAGGTTCTACTGTACGTGCAACAAGCTCTGGAACTTTATAAACTTTTCCCAATTTATAAAAGAAGGATTGATGTAAGGAGCTAAGGTTTTTATGTAAAACCTTGTAGACAGTAATGTCTTCCGATGCTACATTGGGAGAACGACATTCGGTAACTAAACACATGGTGGTACATTTTTAAAGGTTTTGAGACACTCAAACTCCTCTCCAGTAGTTGATACCAGAGAAGAGTTTAAGTGGCTTAGATTGACTAGGAAGGGTTAGAAGACAGTTTTTTCCATTTATCATATACTACTTTCCAGTCTGAAAGGTTTGTTTCAACATGTTGACAACCAGTACGACTGAAAGTTACATCCTTCATATCCACGCTGTATCCTGAAAAAACATGATAATGCGGAAAAGCAGAAGTTAACTGAGTAACAAACTCAGTAATATCATCGGCTTTATGCCAGATTTTACCATCTTTGATTGTTACGTTGAACTTGTCACCAACTGAGATAGTCTTTTCGACAGAGAGTTTAGCCCATACACCTTTTTCGTAGATGACATGTGCGCCGTAACCGATAGTATACAAAGTGTCGGTGACCAAATTGTAACAAATGTTACTACCAACCATAGCATTTTTTTCATCAGATAAACCAGTACATGATGTACCATTTACCATTTCATCTTTAAGGACTTTCCTAACACCGGTAAAAGTTTTCCCAAAAGTAAAACCTTTTGCTACAGCCAGATTCATCAGATGGTTCTCCACTTCTTCTTTGGTAGCCAGGCGATAAGGCCCATCTGCTAAGTCCCTATAATTACCGTTGAAATCCTCAGATTTTTTCCCATTGATTATGGCTAGTTTGTAAGGCCCATTTGATATGTTGCCATCCCACATAACCCAATCTCCGACTTTAAAGGGTCCTCTTTTGTAAACAGGTTCCCACGATTCTACAATTTCTTTCGGTATAGCACTAAGTGGGCCATGACCTTTTGGTCTGTAGGACTTACCATCGCTGTCTTTGTAAAGAATCCAATCCTTTTTGATATTCCCGTTGAACAGATCATAAGGAACTTTGTATCCAATAATTTCTTGCATATTGACTTGTTTGAAAAATTTAAATAAAACAGATTCAGTTGTAGAAAGTGAAGAAGAAGATGTTAATTTTTCACACGGTTGAGGTAGGTAATACCTACTTGCACCATGCCAATGGGTTTCCTCAGTAAGTTTTTTACCAGATCTCCACTCAAAACCCTTACCTTCCAAGAAGGCTAGTAGTTCTTGAGCTTCCGCTTGGGTTTTACACCAAATAGAAACCCTATTTTCAATGCAATAGTCTAATGTGTATTTCATAAATTATAAGTTGTTTTTATTTAATAATTTATAAATTCCTGAATTCATAACTAAAATTCTAGTGAAAGTTGATTTTTATTCTCGATAGCATAGATCCATTCTCTGGCATGATGGATATAGTAACTATAATCGACTCCGTAATCCGAAAAGTTTTCACATTTCCAAGATTTGTTGAAATAGGTTACTTTCCAATCTTTTTTCATTTTACCAAGATTCAACGGAGCTTCTACATGAGACTGTGTTCCATCCCCATAACACTTAAAAAGCCATTTACCCTTCTTGCTAATATAGTACCTTACGGTTTTTGATAATTTCTTTTTTTCGATTGTAGATCCATTAACCGAATGGAGTTCATACCAAGATTTACCTTTTACGATAGTCGGTTTGGCTCTTACTCCAGCACAGAAATCGAAAATATTTGTGTGATTATTTATGGTGGTCTCTATAGGTATGTTGTGTACAAAATAATTGTACACGGCTATACGAATTATAAGATGGCTTTTATTTTTATGAAGAGGAATATTTTCAAATTCGAAAATACCCTTGCATTTGGTTTTACCATTTGTAAATATGGAAATGTAATTGTTGACATCTTTGATTATCATTTTTTGATATTCCACATGTTCCAATGGTATGGTGGTGAGTTCTTCCCACCATTTACAGATTGATTCAAATTGTTCCTCATGTTCTCTTGGTATGAGCACTTCCAAACCATCTGTATTCATCATAATAAGCTGGCATTCGGGTATTTCCTCGGTAAGCTTTTCAGCAAGCATTGTCAGCAAGAGTTGACCATTTACGCAAATAGCCAAGGTTACCTGTCTGTCCCTTAGAAAACTATATTCGTCATTGGTCAAACCATACGAACTGTTCAGAAGAATCTTTAGGATATAATTCCTAGGATCTTTTTTCGGTATACTCTTTCTTTCATCGTAAAATCCCTTGTACAAAGGATTGACGATATTTTTCGGTAAATGTGCTGGACACAGATCATTTTGAAACCAAAGGTGGGGATAATAGCTTGCCGCATCAACCGATTTCAAAATATGAGTAGAAGTCGATTCAACAATTCTATTATTTGGAGAAGCGTGTATTCCACCCAGAGCAAAAGTAATGTCGATACCTTGGTGTTTTTGAACAAATTCAAATTTGTCCATTTTACCAAGTTTGAGAGATCTGAATCTTTCCAATACATTTTTGAACTTTGCAGTTTCAAATGAAATGTAAGGAAAGATTATTTCATTCACATCGACAATGGCCCTATCGGTACCCATAGATCTTAAATCATTTTCGCTAATACCCATAGCCTTAGAAAGGTATTTTGCAAAAAGTTTTTTGGACATATCGGGTTCAGTGGAATTCAAAAGGTTTACACCTTCTCTTTGGGTCAAGGTGTTTCTCAGATCAATTTCATATTTATATTTCCAGTAGAGAAATTTGGTAGCCATAACATCGTTAAGATTATACGACAAAACCATATCCTCCCAGGTATCCCCATCTCCATCTGATGGCAAATCTTCGATATTTTCGAAATCGGTTTGATACTCACACCATTTCAAAGAAGTTCTTTTAGCTTTTACACTCAAACTTAAAGCTTTGAAAAGATCTAGGTGCCTATGTCGAAGTTTCCATTCTGGAACATCGGGTCTACGATTATCCTCACCAGTAATTATCTCAGCATATCGTCGTATTTCCTTGGCTGTACACGTTGGATACCTATACATGTACTCTATGATCTGGGCATCGAAAAAGATTGAGTTGTAACCAATCAAACCCTCCACCTCTGTGTTCAAAAATTTGAACAGTTCTTTCCTATCATCTCTAACATCGCTTATTACAAAAATCCTTGTGTCATTAGAATCTCTGTCCACAAATGTTGCTGTAAATATGGATAGAGTTTCCAAATCCCAAACCCACATTCTTTTCATTTGACAAGCTTTTCGATTACAAATCCAAGGGCTACTTTAAGCCCTTCTTCCAAGGCATCTTCAAAACTGGTAAAATGTCTGTTAATTCCCCAATCGGTAATACATATAGCTAATCCACGTTGATCCCAATGTCCTATCCTAGAGACCTGATAATCCCAATCAACTGCATTATTATATGAGAAAAGATCAAGATTTACATGTAAATTATGTACGTCCCTTAACCAAGTTTGCAATTCTGCTTGAAAAGGTGCGTAACCTTCATTCGAATAAAACATTGCTCCACCAGCACCTTTACGAGGGTTTAAGACCCTTAACTGATCATACCAATGTGTACATTCAATATCATAACCAGCCTTCTTAGCCAGCCCCGCTGTTTCAAAAGTAATTCGTTTCATAAACCAAATTTTTTAAGCAATTGATTTTTGTACTGTACCAGCCAGTGATCTTCTGGCAATGGTTCGGCATCCAAAAACTCTTGTAGTTTATCCTGATTGACTGGTTCCAGAACTATAGTTTTCCCAGTTTCGGTGTTGGTGATTTTAACTACCTCGGATGCAACCACGGTGAATTTTCCGCAGTTGCACCCTAGTCCGCAAAGTCCGTTACACTCCATTAGCAGGGACTTTTGATAAAGAGGTGATAAATTGCAGCCACAGTCAAAATTATGGCTGATCCGATTAGTAAAACAAACCAGATAAATTTACCAAGATTTTTCAACCACTTTGGAGAGTTCCAGGTATTGATGTTCAATCTATCAAAAAGATCTAAAATAAATGACCCTACAAATCCTCCCAAAAAGAATACCAATACCCTGAGAATCTGCTGGTTTACTTTGTAGAAATCCCAGAGGTTTACCTCTGGAACACATGCTTGAGAATTCATTCGTATAAGAATTATTGTGGAGCCAGCCACGTAACACATCGAAATAATAAATCCTACAAGAGCTGTAAAACCAGCAAATTCTAAACGTTCTTTAAATGAGTTCATTTTAAAAGAATTTTAAGAATTACGAAAAACGTTATGGCCAAGAAAAATGGCCAGTCCGACTTTATTTTCATTGATACACGATTTACACCATGCTTGAGATACACCTACAGGTGTGAGTTCTTTGCATGGAAATAGTTGGTTACAATTGCTACATCTGCACATCGCCAAAATGATGTTTCCCGGAAGTTTTTCCAGTTTGGTTGTTAGTTACTTTAAGATATTTTCCATATTGATCTGATCCGTATTCAATATCATACGATTTGTGTTCAGATTCACTGAGTCCAACCTCATCACAGGCCATTGTTAAGGCTGACAATTCCAGAGTGATTTGCTGTGTGATATAATCGGGGTTCTTGAAAAACGCCATAAGATTTATAACTTTTTTAAACGGTAGAGGGTTTTTTACTGCTGTCATTGGATTACTTGTTCTAAAATAAATATTAGCCCTCCTGTTAATACAAAAGTGGCAAGAAAAATCAGGAATCCTAATGCTCCGCTATGGAAAATTCCAACTGCAAAAGTGATCAGAAGTCCCACTACAAACAGCATAAATGGTATTCCTAGTTTAACGGCCTTAGTAGTGTCAATCTTCATAAAGGTATTGTTCTAGTAACTTTGAAGGGAATGGTTCTTTCAAGGATTTGATCTTAGCATCAATCATTTCCTTTAGGATCAGTTGCAATTGTCTTGCGGATTTATGTCCGCGCAGTTTGTATCTAAGTGCTTGTGAGGCACTTCCATTCCTCTCGACTTTTTCCAAATTGCCTTCGATGTTGTTCATGCTAACGGCAATGAACCGAAGTCCTGTGGTAACGATACTTCTCCACTCTTTGAGCTTCAAAATATCCTCACAGTTTTCAATGTCTTCGGATGTGAACTTTCCAATCTTGTTTGTAATTACTCGCATAAGATAGGTTAAAAAGAGAGACCCCTTTCAGGATCTCTCGGATTAAAAATTCATTCATTCACTATATCTTCTGGAAGCAATTGGTAATCTTATTGCCGTTTATCCAGATATTCTTTTGGCAGGATTGGGATTTTTTAACCCCATTTTTCCACCATAGTACAGAACAGGTAATAATTACCGGCCCTTTAAACTTGTACTTCAATTCACCTCCAACTGGAATGTTGCTTACCTCATTGGTAAAATTTTGTAAGCAAATTACAGTTACTTTCAGACTCATAGAGTCTGGGACAGGTACGCAAGTATTGACTGGCATTTCACCAGTCTTAATTGAATAGTAAGCCCCCATATCCGTAATGGACAGGGTTCCGGCTTTAATGATACATTGAGCCGAGAGGCTCAGATTGAACAGAACGAAAAGAATGACAAAATACTTTCTCATAAGTAGTTTAGTTTAATCTTTTGTCTGCCCATAGTGTTTGGGTACCTCCGGTTAAAGAGGTACCCTAGTGTTTATTCTGCATGCTCTTTTTCGAGCACGTAATCATAGGCTGTATTGACCTCTTCGTTGAAAGAGGTTAGGATTGGGTTGATTTGATCAAAATTACTTTCGATTTCTTTACCCAAACGGAATCGGTAAGCTTCACTCTTTTTGGATCTGAAAGCAGCCTCTTGCATGAGGCTAAATACCAGGAAGGTAAGCTCAGAGCTTTCAATATTCCTAGTCCCGTTGGCTTGTATGTACCGTGCAAACGGGGTTGTGAGTTTGGCAAGTTTTCGCTTACCTTTCATTGTGATCTCCTTATTGGGAAGGAGATATTCGGCTTCGATAAGACGTTTATACGAAGCTTCAAATTCAGGCCCTTGCATAGTGAGGGCCAAGGCTTTTGCTGCCTTCGCGGAACCTTCTGAAAGGTTCTTTGAGGCTGCAAGATTTAAGTTTTGCAGGACAATAATGTCCAGTGGCTCTAATCCTTTTTTTGTGTTTTCAGTCATTTTTATAAATTGGATGTGTTAGACTGATCTTTTGGAGTTAAAAAACAGGGGCTTTTTACACCCCTGTTATATGCTCTAACCCTTGTACTTATGCTTCCGCGTATGCGTGGTCAGCGTCAACAGAGACCACAGATTGTACTTCGTCAAAACCAAAGTCGGCTGCACTAGCCCTTTGAGATGAAATCAGATGGGAAATGGTAACAAGTGGGTTTTCTTGCTCTGGCGTAAAAATTGCCCGGCACTGATAAGTAGTACCTACTTTCATACCATGGGAAAAGTTTTTTTCATAGCACAGCGCACCTACTGTGGTGACCACACCTTGCATATTTACAAATTCGATTGTGGCAGGCCGGTACAATGTCTTTTTTTCATTGTTCAGTGCCAACGGTTGGTCAGAAATAGACAGCAACTTACCTTCGAATTGAATTTCTTGGTTGCCGGTGACAGGATTGATAGTCTTTTTCATAATAATAAAGTGATAAAAAGTGATAAAAAAGTGACGCTTCCATTTTGGCCCACCTCAGCGTCTTGTGTGGGTTTGTCTTCATCTTTCCATGAAATACCAATGGTTCTTTACCCATTCTCCTCTTTGCTTAGAGGCAAAAGCCTTGAAGGCTTTGTCGGGGGAGATCTTTGGATTCAGTACATATTCGTAATCATGGAGCTTTGTTCCTTCCCGAAGGAAAGAGTCTATAAGGTGATAATCGTAGTCGTTAAGCTCTCTATTGTACCTCTGGTTGTTATACCCTTGGAATTGTCTAGGTGCGCTTAAAACAGCTAAAACAGACCCATAGTGAGCCTCACGATTCAGTATCAACTGAACCATGAAAAGTTTATCCCTATCGGAATGGGGATTACACTCTGCTCTGACTATGCGTGTAAGTAATTCTAGTTTTTGCTGGTATTCTTCGTATCTACAAGGATCTGGTTTATCCTTGATCTGTTTTGACGGTATGAGGAATATCGTCAGCAGTAGGGTGGTTAACCACCTCATCGTTCAAAGTGTTTCATTGAAATGAGATTTTGGGGTTAAGCCCAATACGGAGAAAATTTCATAGCCATATCTGCTGATACCAGATAGGGACGCACTTTCTCCAAATAATGCAATTCGGCATTGCTCCAGTTACCGTCTTTCCGACGTTCTTTTTCATACTCTTCGTTGGAAAGATTACGAAAAGTATCTCCAGTCCTTTTTAGGATAACCATTGCATTGCTGGCGACAGTCTCTGCTTCGGATTTTCTGAAAACTGAGTTCATAGGATCATTGGTAAAATCAGAAGGTTTTGATTTCATTTGAATTGATTTTTAAAATGAATGAAAAACCTGCCCTATGTTTTAGATAGAGCAGGTTAGGATAAGTTTTTATTATTGGTGTGCACTCATATCTCAGTATTCCCTACCAGATTCAAACTGGTGACCGTCTGCTTAGAAGGCAGATGCTCTATTCAACTGAGCTAAGGGAACGAAAAAGTTACCTGTATTAATCCACATTAATAGCATTTCATTACTTTTCAAAGGGTAATTACATCCCCATAATTTCAATTCATGCCCATATCAAAAACAACGTTTTGTAGAAAACTGTATAGAAGTGCGGCATGCCTTTTTCACTGTACTGTTCTTGAATCTGGCAGGTAATAAATTTCTAATAAAACACCAGACTCACGTTGTCTGATGTTACCAATAGGGTTGCAGGGAAGTCAATACCCCTTACACCTTCTTTGGTAGTAGCCGTGACGGTTCCATCATTGGATTTGAAACCGTAACCTCCGTATTTTCCGTCTGACTGTTGACCAGTCATACCCACTACTTCGGTGCACTCGGTAAAATGATGATACTGACCAGATTCATTCTGGTCTGAGTCGTAAACGTGACCTTTTGCGTAAAGATCTTTTACGTCCTGGTAGGATGGATTAAATGCCATGATATTGATTAGTTTTAAAATGATAAAAATACCAGCCCACCTGAAAACAGATGAGCCGGTAAAACCCATTCAAACATTTCTTAATATTCCTTGCGTTTACACTCGGAGAAAATTGATTTCTTTGGATAACCAAGGTTTTCTCGCATGCGATTTAACAAGGTTGGTTTTATGCACTGCTGCCTCTCTCCAAAAAGAGAGAAGTTTTCACCCTCTTCGGGTGGAGTATGAAAGTTTGCTTTGTAAGCTTCTTCCTGTTTCTTTTTAAATTCATCCGATTTCATACAAATTACATTTTGCGCACATTTTTAATTTGTGCCATGATTTCGGAAAATTACCAGTGTTGACAAACTTTATCCCAGTAAGGGATTCAGTATTATCGACACAGCTAACTATCCCGATAAAATTTTGAACTTTGATTAATTTAATCATAGTAATAAAATAAGGGCCTCCATCCACTTTTGGATAGAAGCCCTAGTCAACAAACTTATTTCTACTAGTCTGTTCTTGTGAAAAGATGATAGGGATAGGATACACTGTATCTTTACCCCCTATCTTCCTCATGTTACACTGAGGAGAGAAAGGGATTCGAACCCTTGGATCCTTTTACAGACCTACAATTTTCAAGACTGTCGCAATAAACCACTCTGCCATCTCTCCAACTTTTTCAACCGATTCGATTAATCTAATTTTTAAGACATCCTACAAGAAATCCCAATGCAAAAACACATACAATTAAAAATACCAAACCAACAGAATTATTTGGTGCTACCCAATTTCTGGTAACCAATCCATTTTCGATTTGATACAAATTTGCATCCACTGTGTCAACGGATACCAAAATAGTATCAACGTTTGACAGTATTCCCACTGTAGTAAAAGTCTTTGGATTTTCGACTACGGTATCTTCGTAATACGGATTGTTGCAAGATCCTAGGATCAACAAGAATGCTAATAAAATAAAGTTTTTCATTTTTTTGATTTAAAGTTCAAGGTAATCGTCATTCTCCCAGGGATCTGGGAGATCAATGTCGTCATCAAGTTCTTCTTCCATGTTTAATTGTTTTGTGCATTGAATTTATCAAACAACCTTTCCAATCCTTTGGATGCGATTGCTTTTAGTTCTACTGCGAGTTCTTCTGGCCCTTTTTCAGGACCAAATTCTAGGATGTAGCCTTGAAGCAGTTGCTCAAAGACTTGTCTTACGTCAATCATAGGAAAAGATTTAGTTGATGGAAGCTTGGTCAGTTGTCTCTTTTTTGACGAATCCTTTCAAGAGCATCTTCTGCTATTTTACTTAACTCTTGCGACATAGCTATGCAACCTTGTTCTTCACCAAGTTCAAGAATAAGAGCTTTGAGAATGTTTTCGTACATCTGGTTTACTTGATCTTTCATACGACATTGTTTTTAAAGTTGATTAGTATTTGATGTCACCACTGCACCATTCAATGTGACCGACTAGTTCAGCACAGTCACAGATTTCCACATCCCTGAATAGCTCTTGACGAGCCAAACATTCTTTGAAAACTATGAGTTCTGGCATGTCGTCCAGGTCGAATCCTGGTTCTTGCTTTGTTCCTCCAAAGAAGAGGCCCAGCGTGAGCAATAGGAACAATAGGGCCAAGCCAATAATGGGCTTTTTATCTTTCATGAATTTTAGATTTTATCAAAAAGCAGGTCGATCAACCCGCTTTTGTTCGCTAGTTCTTGAGCAAACCCCAAGGAGCAGGACGCTGGAGAGCAGGACCTAAGCTCTATCAGGGCAATGCACCTTTGAATATGCACCCTCCCGATCCTTTCAAAATCCATCCTAACATCATTGTCACAAGGCTTTGCGTGCGGATTCAGATTCTTGCCGTTGTTTTCGGCAGCCTTCCAAATGTCCTCCAGTAAAAACAGCAACGGATCCTTGTATTCTCCGTTGCTTTTTTCGAAGTACGTGTCGAATATTGTATTTTCCATTACGAGTTATAGATTTTAGCCTCCAAGGATCTGATCCCCTTCCGCATTTCGATGATTTTACCGGTCTCTTCTGCGGAGAGGCCAGCGCTTTTTGGAATCCCTTCCCCGGAATGGATCATATCAGCCACCTCGTCAATAAAGTCGAGGTCGTCGCTGAGATATTTCCAAAGCTTGATTTGGGCTTGAAGCTGCTTGATCTCCAGCCTCTTCTTGGCTATCACCTCTTCGGCGTATTGTGGGTTGAACATTTTGATTTTGTGTTTATGACCGATCCGATTGAAGTTACCTTTCGATTTCTGCCCGGTAGTCCCGGTAGGCATTGGCATCGGTACCGATGTACCTTACCAGCGGACCGGGGCGGTGGAGGGCGCGCTTGAACACTTCGATGGCCTTTTCCTTGGAAGCCGCACGAACGGTGGCGACGTGGTCCCAATACTTGTTTTGAAACGGGCGAACTTTGTCCGCTCCTTCGATCCGGTACGTCTTGTTCTTGCCTTTCCGTACCCGGACAAATTCGACCAGGGTTTCCCCGTCGTTCCTGGACAATTCAAAGGTGACGCCGTCTTCGGAGTAGGCATCGTTCAGGTAGTCGATGATGGCCTCCTCGGTAGAGGCGTGAAGTTCGACGAATTCGAACTTGTCAACCGATCCGAAAGGCATTTCGACCTCCTCAAGGAGCATGGGTGATAAGTCGGCTAGGTTGTCGGCAACCCTTTCAAGGCCGCCGGTGATTTTGAACATCTTTTTCATTGATTGTGATTTTGGATAAATTGATTTGCGGCCGTGGCGGGATTCGAACCCGCTATATTCCTAGCCACGGCCAGCCGTTCATAGTACCAGTTCGATCGGTACGTTGTAGATGAAGGCAAGCGCCGCACGGCACCTGCCTTTATTTTCTTTCGATTGGATTCGGACCGTTTGCGATCCGACGACAAAGGTGTAGGTTTTCATACCTGGCGCCCCAAACGAGTTGTTTGGCGGATTTACCGTCCAGTTCTGACCCGAAAACGAAACGATCGCGCATTATGCGCTCGATTTCCGGGGCATCGGCCGGGGCGCAACCGGTGGCCGCTATGATTATTTCTTGATAGGTCATGATTTTAAGTTTAGCAAGGGCAGCGGGGCAGGATGAACCCGCGCCCGCTGCTAAAACCATGCTGAATCTAAACAAGTATTAATTCTTTACCCTCTTTACGTGGCATATTTGGGTCATATCGCCAAATGTTACGCCGTGGAATTCCTTATTTTTGAATGAAAACCAAACATCGTACCTTTTGTGAGCCCAGTTGTGTCGGCCTACCTTTAAGCTACGTATGTTTATGGTGAGCGATCCGGGCCAATTCTGTACCTTATACCTGGCATCGTCGCCCTTTACCAGGTACATCACCGTCTTATCTCCCAATTTCATGCCTTCCATTTCCTTAGCCTCATTTTCTCCAATACAGTGGTAACATGTTTTGTTGTCATCTTTATCTAACCCATATCCAGTAGTTAAATTAGATTCATAGATCTTTTCTTGGCCACATTGGTGGCATGTGAATTTTGTTGTGTTCAGCATGGTTGATAAATTTTTGATGAAGATTTGCGCCGTTTGCGGGCACTGCCCCCGCTTTTGCACCGTTGGGCGTCCTGTTGTTGACCTCTTAGACGAAAATTTCCCGATCGTGCTGCCCTCTCGTTTATAGACGAAAACGGCGTTTGATGTTAATGCAAATAGCATGTGTCCACCTTGTGAAACTTGCAAAGCTGGAAAAACTTGACGGCGGCGAAGTTGAACCAATTTTCAATTATTTTATCCTTTTTGGCTTCGCTGGCATTTTCAGCAATGCCGCCCCATTTTACCGCAAGTTCTAAGATAGCAAAGTTGCGGTATTCGACATTCAAGGAGTTTGGCAGCCCCATAAGCCATTCAGCGAAGCGGTTTTGAAGGTTAGGGTAGCGGC